GTCTGGTGCTTTGGAAAGCTGTTCAAAACCACTATCTACCCAACCCTCAGTGCCTGGAACAAACGCCAAAACAAGCGGGATAGACAGGACAATAACGAACCCCTCGTCTTTCCAACTCGATTGAGAACCCTGTGCCATAATGCGTTCCCAATCGGCAACGCTTGTTTCTTTACTAAGCATTATCTTAGCTTTAGCTTCGGCCTCAGTAAGTTTTAGTTTAGCATTTGCGGTCTGAGCCTGAGTCTTGGCATCAAGCCAACTACCCGCTAAACCTGCTATCGGTCCGATTATAGACTGTAACATTACTTTTCCTCCATCTGTATACTGGTTTTCTTGCTCTCAGCCTTTGCACTGTAAGCATTGAACCCCATAAAAGCTGCGACCACTCCTGAAGCCGCTATAACATACACACTTGCTATATCTGTGATTAAACTTGCCGCTTTGTCAAATCCAAGGACAGAAGCAAGCAAGATGATAAACGGGTAGATTAACATTCCCATAAGAGCAAAGCCTGTGAAACGTCGCTCTGCATTGCGCTTGAGATCACGATCAATCATTTCTAAACGACGGTCTTCTAGAGCTATCTTATTCCACTCAACACGTTCAATAACACCGTTGTTATTCAGATCTACTTTATCAAACTCTGTCATTTTAAAGACCTCGCATACGCAATCGCTATTCTTTTTTCTCTGCTAATTATAACAACTTTTCCTAATTTGTCATATATTATGTATTTTCCGCCAAATTCTCTAAGTGTCACAACTCTATTTTAATGCACACTATTTTTGCTTTATCACTTGTCACAAGGACTTTAGCATCTTCTTTAGCTAGTTCACACACTTCTTGTTTGGTATAGCTCCCAATATGATAGTGCTCGAATCCTGCCGTTGCTAATTGAACCCAAAGTAAAACCCACATTCACCACCTCCCCTGCCATTTTCCTAAATAATAAAAAGCAATAAATAAAATACCGCCACTGATGGCAAAGAGAAAAGCACCAATAGCAAAGTTAATAGCCGCATCTACCTGTTCCTGCTTACGATAAAGCTCATCTTTTCTCTGCTTACGCATTCTTGCCTCTATCGCCAAGACTTCTTTCCAAGCACTCGGCCCATAGTTCCAAGAAATATGGTCTTTTATTTCGGCCCTCATCTGCTCCATCTTTTTCTTCTGAGCAAAGATNTCAAGAGCAGTCTCTTCGTCAGACCCCTTAAACGTTTTCTTCCAGAACGGAGGATTCTTTTCTCTCTCTTCAAGATTGGTAAAATCAGAGAAAGCTTTGCCCCACTGAGACAAAGTTCCTGACATATCTTGTAGATCTTTCCCCGCTCCTATAGCCGCCTTGAGTGCCTTAAAGCTACCTGTCGCTAGGGCAACACATGAAATTGGGTCCATTAACCACCTCGTTGCATCTTCTGACGCTGAACTTCTATACGTTCACGATTAGTGTCGTTTCTTTGATCTGCTATTTCTTCTTGAGCTTCTAATCGAGCGGAGTCCGATGCGGCTTGCTGTTGTAATTTAGCAACTTCGACCTCAAGTTTACTTTGATCGTTTTGTACGTCCGCCTGTAGTTCTGCTTGTTTCAGTCCAAGCTCTTGCATACGGAGTTGTACTAACGGATCAGCCGCCGGATTTGGTGGTGGCGGCGTAATCATCTGAGCAACCTGTTGAACTATAACTTGTTCTATCTGAGCAATTGCACGACTCATAGTAGCCTCATCTTGCATCTGCATCTGTAATTGCTGCATCTGCATCTGACCCTCTTCTGGAGTAATACCTCCAGTTTGAACCAATAGATCTATCTGCTGCATTTGTTGTTGTATTTGCTGCATTGCCTGCTCTTGTGCCAACAAGGATACATGCTCTTGTAGGTGACCATACAAAGCCCCTTGTGCCGGAGCCGTTGCCATAATCAAAGGAGTTTTTAAGAATGCCACATGTGACATGATATGTGCGTTGTGCTCTTGTCCAGGGAACGCCTGTATAAGCTTGCCTTTGAGAACTAATGAGTTCTCTAAAGCTGGCCCCGTAGGTTGAGGTTGAGGTTGTGGCGGCAATATTTCGTCAATGTTTTGTATCTCCAGAGCTTGATACATACGACGATACGCTGCGTGTAAGTTGTGCATCTGTGGATTAGATTGAGCAAGCTGGAGTTGGCTTTGTGCCAAGGACACACGTTGTGCCATAGAGAAAATGTTTGGATCACTGACGGGCAGGATATCAACCCGTCCATCAAAGTCTGTGATTTTAATCTCCGCGTTCGCATTTGCTACTGGGTAAGGATATGCCTCTGGTAAGTTTTCTGCGATAACCCGTGCTAGAATACGAAACTCATTCTTTTGTGCGTAGTGCAGCCGCTTGTGAATCGCTGACATAACCTTCATGCCGCGTTCCAACATAGCCACCGTGGTGCCCACAGGCATCTCCTGATTCATGTTACTTACGGCATTGTCCGCAACTGACACAAACCTTCTTCCACCTTCTACGAGTGCTCCTAGTAATTGCCCTAGTGTAGCCGAAGGTTCCTTGTACGGTAACGGTATGATCGCTTCCCGTATGTTCCCCCCAGGTGCATCTATGTCCCGCCACTCACCCGGTTGTAAAGGCTCGTCATCATTACGAACCCTCACACCCCTAGCCTTGAATCCTGCTGGGAGGTTTGCAAGTGTACCTGCATCGATTAATTGTCGAAGGATACTCGTTGCTGCACGACCAAGGCCACCAATCATGTGGGTCAAACCAAAGCCATAGAAACCTAGACCTGGCATGAATTTGTAATGAACAAAGTATTGAATCTTTTGTTTGTACGGGTCACCTTCCATATAGTTCCGACGAATAGAAAAGATCTTAGAACTATCCCGATCCAGTGTTACAATGTAAGGTAATTTAATTCCTGTGGGCTCATTGTTTTCATCGACATCTTCAAAACCTTCAATGTCCATTTCAACATGCATCTCAAGTACAGTACGAACCTCATCGGTATAAGACTTAGATGTACCCTGTAATTCATCCACCTTTTGACGAACTGGGTTTTCTTCATCATCTCCTGTTGAGGAAAGTTCCACTTCCCTATACATCCCCATGACTTGCTGCTTGCGCAAATCATTATCCGACATCTTGAGAATATGCGTGATCCGAGGTGTCGTAGCCAAATCACTAGCTGAGTAGGGAACAACAACATCCTGTGCAGGAATAAACTTAGCAACAGGGCGGTTGCGAACCGCATCGTAATATACTTTCTTGAAGGTAGAACCAGACAACGGGAGGTAGAATAGTAATTGATCCATGTCTGGATCGAACTCTTCCATCTCTTCCATAATCAAATAGTTCATATAATCTTTGACACGTTTGGCTTGAGCTTCAGTTTCTTGGTTCTGTAAACCAGCAATCCTTGTTTTTACAGGGCCGCCAGAAGGAAGCAGCTCCTTGTAAGCCTGCGCTTGAAACTGTGTTACACTCTCACTAATCAAAGGATGTGTTACACCACTAGCACCTTGAAACGGTTGTGATCGCTCAATCGTCTTGACGCCCAACAAATCAAGACCCTTGGTGTAAGTCTCTTCCCACTCGTCTCTTGACTCCGTGTCCTCTTCAAACGAAGACAGTAGGTCACTAGCAATGTCACTCATGTCACTTTCTTCGAGAAACTCAGCAAGGTTGGCATCAAATGGAATCGGTTCCTCCGGCATCTCACCAATCAAAGCCTCTGCCAAAGCTTGAACGATTGCTCCACCCTCACCATCTGGTATGACTTCGGCTCCGTTCTCAAACATCTCTACCCGTTCAACAGGTATTTCAACCGACATCTCGTCAGCTACCATATCCTCGGGTCTGATTCCTGAATCTACTAGTGGTGGTAAGGCCATTAGAATGTTCCTTTGAATTTTGTGCCTTTGAGTGCGCGTCCGCCATTTTTCATTGCGCGAACTTCACCACCTTCTTCAAAACCTAACAAGCCTGATGCCGCACCCGCTAACATTTTTAAATTACCTTTTCCCATTCTATACAAACCTTTTGGAATGGCGGTGTATAAATTCATATCTTCGGAGGGGCCAAATTCTTCATTCCCCAAACTTCTATTCCTAGCTTCAAATTCTCTGTTAACGTTTTCACGCGCTCTTGCAAGCCGTTCTTTAAACGTTCGAGATCTACGTTTGTTGCCAGTTTTTATACCAGATCTAGCACTATTCTTACCTTTTGTAGCCATCAGTAATACTCCTTAATACGGGGAATCTCCATCTGTTCCTCGTGTTCGTTTTGCAGAGATATGAAACCACCCTGCCTAAATC